TTGTTGCAGAAGCAGAATTAAAAAATATTGAAGTCGGAATTTTTAGGTTTTAGGAGAAACATGATTATTAATAATTTAGAGAGAATGGAAAAGATCGTTGCTCGTAATAACAACCTTTCTTGGGTTAGTTGGGATGTAGCAGATCGTAAACGTTCTGAATCAGGTCGTACTGCCGTTAATGGGGTTAGAGTAAATGGAGTCTGGTATCTTCAGCGCATTTATCCAGTTACCCGCAACGGATGGGATATTCCAAACAAGTATAAGGGATAGGTCATGAAGCAGCATTTATGGAAAGATAATGCTGAATGTCTTGGATCTGATACAAACATTTATTTTGATATCTATGAAGAAAATATAGAGTCAAGAGAGTTTGTAGATTCTCTTTGTAGGACGTGCCCAGTAGCAAGACAATGTTTTGCTGTAGGTGTGTCTGGTAAAGAATGGGGCGTTTGGGGCGGTATTTATCTGGAGTCTGGAGAAATATCAAAAGAGTTTAACAGTCATAAGACTAAAAAAGATTGGTCTTACACTTGGCAAGCAATAACAACGGAGCAATAATGTATACAGATGCTATGCGTAAAGCCTTTCATTCTATTCGTGCACCACAAAATTTTGGGGTAAATCTTATTGACAATGATGCCTTTCTTACTATAAAATTAGATGAGAAGTCTTTTGTTAGTATGACTCATGATGAAAAACTACAGGCAGTTAAGTATGTAGCAATGGTTAAAAAGGCTTTAGAAATGGAAGGTGCAATAGTGTTAGTTACGAGAGAGCCATTACAATAATGCAAACTTTTTTACCGTCTTCAAATCCAGTTACTACAGCACGTTGGCTTGATAACAAGCGTCTTAATAAACAAATATTAGAGTGTTATCAAATACTAAATGTGTTGTCTGGCAAGTCTCCGACAGGAGGATGGCGTAATCACCCAGCAGTGCTTATGTGGAAGGGCTACGAACGTGGCCTATGGCAGTATGTACAGGCAATGGTACGTGAAGCAAAGTTGCGGGGTATTCGTACGGAAAACAATGAGGCTAATCTTAATAGACTAAAAGATCTTTGTTGGGATCAGTGGGGAGATAATAAGCCATCATTCTGGAATGACACTAATAAACTCATGCGTTTAATTACTACACACAAGGCTAATCTTTTTGATAAAGATCCTATGTATTATGCAAGTTTTGGTTATGCTAAACATAGTCTTTATAATCAGCCATGCTGCAGTACCTGCAAATATTACTGGGTAACACACGAAAACAGATGAGCATATTTATATCTATAGCAAGTTATCGTGATCCTGAATTAACTAGGACTATTAAATCTGCTATTGATAATGCTGCTAAACCAAACGAACTATACTTTGGAATAGTGATACAAGATTTTGATAGAGATATACCAGACCTGTCTTGGGTAAAAAATCTTAGCACTATTGTTATGCACCCGAAAGAAGCAAGAGGCGCAGGATTTGCTAGGTCAAAAGCAATGACTCTCTATTCTGGACAAGAGTATTATCTTCAAATTGATTCGCATACAATATTTGAAAAGAATTGGGACATAATGTGTATCAATCAATTACAGAAGGCTCAAGAAATTGCTAAAAATAAAAAGATAATTCTTTCTCATTTCCCTCCAGCATTTCATGTTGAAAGCAATAATAAAATTAGTTATATTACAAAAGATAAAGACAAACCACCATATGCTACAAAACAAGTTCCTACTTTAAACAGAAGGAATGAGTGGACAGCAAAAAGACTAGAACTATCCGATACTAAAAAATCTATGCCAGAACTGTCTACTACTATCCTTGCTGGATTTGTATTTACTATTGGGAGCATAGTTGAAGAGATACCGTATGATCCAGAGATATCATTCTTTGGTGAAGAGATTTGTTTTGCTATGAGGGCATGGACAAGAGGATGGGATATCTATTCTCCTTGTGTAACAATTGTTCATCATTTTTATCACCGTGGAAATTATAAAAAGATTTGGAAAGATCGTAATATTAGAAAAATATCGTGGAAAGAATTAGAGCAAATATCTAAAGATAGGCAGATGCGTGTTCTGTGCGGTATAGAAAAAGGCATATTTGGTGCTGGTAACTATAGACACCTAAAGGCATACGAGAAATTAATAGGATTTGATTTTAAGAAAATGTATGGTTTGACAAACTCAGATAATGAGAGTACAATAGTACTGAGAGAAAAGAGTTAGTATGGAAATCGCTCTGGTCGTTTTAAGTGTCATGTCTGTATCATTTTTAATAGCATATCTTATGATTTCACACAAACTAAATGCAGTTAGTAAAGGGTTTGCTCAATTATTTATTGCTTATGATACTCTTAAAGAAACAATTGATGGTAAAGCAACAAAGACAGAAGAAGATATCCATAAAGAAAACTTTATAAAGTTCTTATCTGACTCACGTGACTGGGCTTTTGATTATATTGAAGATGTTCAAAAAGGACTGTCTAAGTTTATAAAAGAGGTAGAGCCACAACTAGAATATTATAATCAATATGGAGTTGTAATTGAGGGCATAACCCCTCCACATGATTTTGCTTTAAAGAAAATATCAAAAGAGTTTCAGGAATTAAAGAAACTGCTTCCAGAGGAAACAGATGATAGACGCTAGGGGAATCCCTACCTGTACTTGCCCAAATTGTGGAGGTACTTTATTTAGAGCATTAGTTTCATTTGATCCAGAAACATATACAGTTGGAATGTACCATTTAGATATTCAATGCCATGAGTGTGGTGCTTTGGCTACCGCACCAACACCTTTGGATAATCCTGAAGGTGATCCAGATGCCAACGATAAGGGGGAAAAGTTTTGAAAGAAATATTTTTATCAACATTAACAGGTTTTGGATGTGGCGTAGTATTCGCAGCATTCAAATTGCCAGTTCCAGCACCGCCAGTATTCTCAGGGGTGGCAGGAATTATCGGTCTTTGGGCTGGCTATGCTATACTAATTAAGGTTCTATCCTAGGAGGAAAAAATGGAACTAAGTAAGAAACACAAAGCAATGCTTGCATCATATGGTCGTTCAATCGTTGGTGCAGTAGCAGCATTATATGTTGCTGGAGTAACAGATCCAAAAGATCTATGGGCAGCACTTGTTGGTGCGCTTATCCCAGTAGCAGCACGTGCAGTCAATCCAAACGATCCAGCATTTGGTCGTTTGCCAAAAGCATCTGTTGTTGAAGAGGCTCTTAAGGCTGCAAAGCCAAAAAAGAAGGCTGCAAAGTAATTTAGTTAATCATAATAGGGCGGGTCTAGAAATAGGCTCGCCTTATTTATTTATAATATCAAGATATTTATCTTTTAAATTTTCCATAGCAAAGTTCTTAAATCCTATTTCAATTGCTTGTTCTTTTAATTCAGTTTTTTTTCTGCTTTGCATATAGTTATCAACTATCTTTGCTAATCTTCTTGGATCAGCATTATAAACATCAATATGCGTTCTTGCTCTAAAGTGGTCATGTTTTTCTGCATTTACTAGCCATTCTTTAGGAAGAATAGTATTATTAGGAGATATATCTGTCATAAACACAGGCAACCCACTTATCAATGCTTCGTTCATTGGAAGGCATAGCCCTGCATACCTGCGTGGCAAAATCATGCCGTCATAGCCAGAGTAAAGATCTTGCCTATTTTCTGGATTACCAACAACTATCTTTAGTCTAGAGTCTATGTTAACAATATTAAGTTCTTGCTGAGTAGTTATAACAAGTTCGTAATCTGCTTTAGAATATCTAAGCATATCTATTACACTGTGTGTTCCATTGCGATCCTTCATCGCTGGTTTACCCGCAACATGCAATAACCTGCCATGATTTTTTGATAGATTAATTTTTCTTACTTCATCAAATACAGCAGTATTGGTTGGTGGCGGTAGATGTAATAATTTAGTCTTACCCTCAGAGATTTCAACAACATGATCATAATTCCATAGGCTAGGGGCTAACATAATATCTGGAAAAGGCAATTTAGTATTGTGTAGATATTCTAAAAATTCATAATTATATTGAAGAATTGTTTTAACTCCCCTGCGTTTTGCAAGTTCGACAAAACTATTATTATAAAATGTTTCACAAGTTAATACAACATCTACGCTGCGAATAAATGGCTCAAGGTCACCAGTTCTAGGAAGCCCACGAACATGAAAACAATTATATCCCTTATACCATTCAGGATGCTGCTTATTTTTGTTAAAGTTAAGAGAGTTAACAAGCATAATGCTATTAGGATTAAGCATAGTTACAAGATCTCTAGTTTGATTACCAAGACCAGTATTATCAGAACGGGCTATAATTCCAAGTTTCACTTTTCACCATTTTCAAAAAATCCAGATTCTTTTAGTTCTTGCTTAACTTGTTCAACAGTTTTATACTGCCAATGCTGATCATCAATTGTAAATTTTTGAGTACTTTGTCTGCCATCTAAATGAGTGACACGGCTCATGTTTTTTCCATTATCTGGATGATAGATAAACATTTTATGTGCTTCCCAATTTCTAATTTTGAACTCATAATTTTCTTCTTTAATAAATCTTTTATTTGGTAAGTATTCGCAATCAGTTTGAACTTTTCCGTAAATCTCATCTTCAATATATTTTTTGTCTGCAATATTTGGCAAAACAAATTTTCTGTAATATTCTGTTAAAGCCAAATGTGGGTTTTGACTCCACTGAACAGTCTTTAAAAATATATCTTCTTGTCCACACATAAGATGCTCATGCTCTACAGGAACTTCTTCTCTCAAATAAAAGCGCACAATATTTGCATTATTGTTGCCAATCAAATCAAAACACTTTTGCCATTCTATGGGTCTATCTGTTCTTAGTGGTAGATCTCCCTCTATGTATAAAATTAAAGATGTTTCTACAAAACTGATTGTTTTTTTCATCATTGTACTTTGGTGACTGTGAGTATCAAAAATAATTGGTAGCACATTTTTCCATTTATGCAAACATTTCCACAAAACCCTATTCTTGTACTCATCATATTCATCTTTATACTGCTCATGTTCTTTTCTTAAACCATCTATTTGCAAAATAATTTCATTATTTGGAAAATGAAATCTTGTATTATTAATAGTTTGTTCTATTATTTTAGTGCTGGGATGACTTGGTATATAAGATGTAGGAATAATAACGGTAACATCATTAATGTGCATTTATCTGCCCCATAATTTTTATAGAAAAATCTCTTTTATATTTGATCCACCAACATACAATTTTATGCATATTGTTTGGATAATCATTTAATAAATTGGGAATTATTCTTTCTAAGTTATTCCAATCATTTGTTTTTGGTATATGGCTTGAGTCTTGTAAAATATAGTCAAAAAAGTTTTTTTCAACACCCTTGGAGTCTACAAGATCCCCTATGGGAAGACATAACATTTCTATTGCTTCAAAAAATCTAAAGGTATCAACCACCTGTGCGCCAGCAGGACACGGGGCTATTCTGGCCGTAGAAAGGTTTTGGTAGTAGTCTTTGGGCGTATCTCCCTGAGCAAAGCCTGCTGTGGGCTTATAAAGGGCATTCTGTAGGTTTGGCATGGCTTCTGCCAATTGTTTGCGACGCTGGTGCGTTATCTGTCCTCCAAAATAAACATCATATTTTTTATTAGGATAATCTGGAAGATTTTGTTTTAAATGTTGCGGGGTACCAATAAAAAACTTATTATATTTTTGGTGTTTTTCATGAGGATAATGAACCCAGATTTCAATATTACTATGTTGTATTTTATCAATATTAAACTTAGCACTTTCATCACCAGTAATAAAAAGGACTACCCTATTTATTTTTTGTAACTCTTTAGATATTTTATCTTCTTGCCCAGCATTTCCTGGTCCAGGAATAACTACAAACGCCCTTTCATCAATTGGCAATTCTTTAACAGTCATCTGCTTGATGTTATTTCTTTCAAATGTTTCTTTAAGTAATCCATAATCCCACTTACCATCAGCAGAGTCAAGGGGGTTTAATGAATATAAATATGCCTTTACATTATTCATTTTTAGTTCCGTCCTGCATAAATTCAGAAGTCTCACAGGCAGCACAGGTGTCAACTTTTATGTTGCCATTAACAGATGTAGATTTAAATATATTTCCGCATCTACAAGAAATATTTATTTCAGAAAATTGCAATTTATTTTTTTTAGATTCTTTTTTTATCCATTCATTATAATAGTCATTTGTAAAATAACCAAGTCTATTTTCTGGATTATTAAATGGATAAAAGAAAGAGTTATATGGATCTTCATTGGTAGATGGATATCTCCCCCACTTTTTATTATAATACTCTCTCGTTACCCCCATATTTGGGTCAACACCACCAAGTTTTAAACTATGGGCCATAATGGTATCTTTAATATCAATTTTAACCTTATCCCACATTGTTTTGTTTTCTTTAATTTTTTTCCAGTGATCGTCGTATTCTAATAAAAATGCTCTTTGAATTCTCATGCTATAGTCAAAATCTTCATATCCATACGGGGTAAAATTTGTATCCCAAAGACCAACTTTATCAATTAAACTTTTATGAAATGCTATAAAGTGCCAACCATAAACCCCAAGTGCTTCTATAATAACACTTTCTGTGTTTTTTAGTATTTCAATAAAATCTAATCCACCAGGTTTGCCAAAACGAACAGCGGCGCTCATTACTACATACCAATCAGCATTATCATCATACATTTTTTTTATTCCAAGATTATGACTTGCTGCAAACCCTATATTGTTTTCCGTATTATCAATTTCAAAAACATTTTCTAATTTACAAGTTGCCATGAGTTCATCTCTAAAAGATTTTACTCTGTACGGAAGACCGACAACATATTTCATTTGTTAAATATGTCCTGATTTACCCAAGTTTTTGGAGTTAGGTTGTTTTGGATTTCAACTGGCAAATTAAAATTAAATGGCCCAGTTCCTCTTACCTTTACCCAATCTATCATATTTGATAAAATTTCTCTTAATTCATATTTCGTTGAGTAGTCAAGTAAGTTTCTTGCTTTATCAGCAGAGCAATGGGCTAGCCTTACTTCAGAAGGTCGTGCATCTAAATAAATTGGATTTAAATCAAAATCAATAATAGAGGCTATCTCTTTTGCCAACTCATTGATTGTTATAAAGTTATCATCTGGACCAATATTAACTACTTCACCATTGGCCACATCAGAAAAAATAACTTTATGAAATGGGTCAATTATATCTCTTATATCAGAAAAACATCTTTTTTGATTACCGTCACCATAAATAATTGGTTGTCTTCCTTGCAGCATTCTGTTAATCATAATTCCAGCAACATTTCTAAAAGGGTCTGTGTAGTTTTGCCCATGACCAACAACATTATGTGGCACAAGAATAACAAAATCCATACCATGGGTTTTAGAAAGATTTTTTAATGTTAGTTCAAAAGCATGTTTTGCAATGCCGTACGGATCTTGAGGCTTTGGCACCATGTTTTCTGTAAAAGGAAGGGTATCTTGAGTACCATATCTTGCCATGCTAGATGTAAACACAAACTTTTTAACACCTGCTTGGATAGCACAACTTAAAACATTCATGGAGTTTCCATATGTATTATCAGTAATAAACTTAGGAGAAAATACAGAAAGTCCTTCATGTGCCGTGCAGGCAGCGTGTACAACAACATCTACCCCCATAAAATCTTCTTTTGTTAGGGCATCGCAATCTTTTTTTACAAATTTAATCTCAGGCGGGATGTTGTCTATATACCCACCAACCAAACTATCAACACCAATAATGTTATGACCAATAAGACTTTTGGCAAGATTGCTCCCTAAAAGTCCAGCAACTCCAGTAATTAATATATTCATTTTACCCCATTCGATCTTATAATATTATAGCATAGGAAGTTATGCTAAAATACTTATATGAATGAGACATTGGTTATTGTTCCTTCTAGGGGAAGACCTAAAAATCAAGAAAAATTTTTAGAATATTTTTTTAAAAACTCCGTAGTCAGTGATGTATGTTTTGTATTAGATGCTGACGATGAGTTTAAGTATTCTAGATTTGATAGGGTAATTTATGAAATAGTAGAACCCTTTATGTTAAATGAAAAATTAAATATCATATCTGCCAAATATTGTGATGATTATAGGTTCATTGCTTTTATTGGAGACGATCACTTGCTACAAACTTATGGTTGGGATCAAACCCTTATATCTCCATTGTTAAAAAAAATCGGTATATCATATGCCAATGACCTATATAAAAAAGAAGAATTGCCCACATGTTCTGTAATAAGTTCTGAAATTATAAAATGCCTAGGATATATGGCACCTCCAGAACTAAAGCATTCATACATAGACAAGTTTTGGCTAGATCTGGGGACTGCTATAAATAATATAAATTATTTTGACAATGTTATTTGGGAACACATACACCCTGATAATAAAAAAACTGAGGTGGATCCAACATATTTAAGAGGATGGTCAAGTCAATCTCAAGATAAAGAAAACTATGCGATTTATAAAAATACTAGGTTTAACGAAGATGTTAAAAAAATAAAAGAAATTGTTGAGTTATGAGCCTTGTATCAATTTTTGAAAAATTAAATAAACCAACAGATAAGGGAACTTGTCATAACTATATTGAAATATATGATAAAGAGTTAGACAAAAAAGACAATGTAACTTTATTAGAAATTGGTATTCATAACGGAGGCTCTTTAATTTTATGGGATGAATGGTTTAATAATGCAAAAATATATGGAATAGATCCATACTTTGAATTTAATGGGGTTTTGCCAGAACCAGTGGCTAAATTGCCATATAAAATATTTACTATAGACTCAACATCAAGAGATGCATCTACAATATTTAATGATGGAATGTTTGATTATATTATAGACGATGGTGTTCATACATCTGATTTTCAAATAAAAACTTTTAATATCTATTTTAATAAACTTTCAGTTGGTGGCAAATATTTTATTGAAGACATAGCATCTGATGAAGATCTTTTAAACCTTAAAAAACATTTGTCCAATTTTAATTATAGAGTAGTTGATTTAAGACACTTGGGGAGATATGATGATTTGATGATTATCATACAAAAATAAGTTAAGATATTTTTAATTCTTTAAGTATTGAAGTCCATCTATTTACATATGTGTGTTCTTGTTTTGTTCTTTGATGACCAAGCATTCTAATCCGCTCTCTTTCAGCGTCATGAGCAAGATAATAATCAATTTTTGTTTTTAAATCTTCTAGATTACCGTGTTCATATAGCACTAACTCTGTTGGTTTAAACAAATCTTCTAGCCCTTTAATTGCGGGGTATATTATAAAACCACCACGACCAGTGCTTTCAAACATTCTGTCACTTGTATAATATGGATAATTAAAATCAATATTTAAACTATCACCAATTGCCACCTTGCTACGAGCATAAATCTTATTTAGTTTATCACCACGGATAGTTCCTGTATCTCCATCGCCACCTACATGTAAAAATCTTTTACCATAAGTTTCCCTTAAGTAGTCAATTAGTTGTGGCCTGTATGGATACTCTGGATGATAGCCTTTGCTTCCAACAAATATAACATCGTGATCAAATTTATTTGCATCGTAATCTTTATGTAAATAACATTCTTTATCATATACCCCAGCAGGTATAAAATGTCCCTTTACTTCTGTATTTTCATTAAACCAATCAGCCATTAGTTTATCTACTGTAAAAAAATGTCCAATTGTTTTATAGAAATTATCTTTTTCTAAATCTTGTTGTCTACGCAAACCAAACCAAAGATCAAGATGATATGTCATTGTTGGTATGCCATGTCTATTTAACTTAGCAAGAACTACATCCATTCCTGTATTACCAGGAGTTTTCCATCCATGTGTATGTACCCAAATAAAAAGATCACACCTAGACGCTTCTCTGTAGATTTCTTGAGCAGTCGCATGACGCTCTTGCAATTTTACGACGGTATGCCCAATAGATTCCAAAGACTTTACATGATGAGTCTCACTACTATAGTCAACCTGAAAGTTGCCAAGAAAAGCAATTTTAGCCAAGATTACCCCTTTTTAACTATTATAGCATCCTGTATTAATTTTCTAATGGCATGTATTCTAGAGTATGCGTCACCGCCACCATCAATTATTTCTAGTACTTCTGTGAATGCTTTCTTTCTTGCTTTATTGCATCCAGTGCAGGGACAAACCCAATTATTCTTTTGGCTTTTCTGCATTGGATCCATTGGGCCTTGGCTTTCTATTGATTATGTTATCTTGGATACCCTTCCAATATACATAATAATAGTTAAAGTCAAAAGAAAATGTTTTCATATGCTGAACCATTGCTCCTGTATGTACATATAACTGAATGCCAGCCTTCTTTAAGTAACGACAGAATGCAACATCTTCACTAACAAATCTAGAGCCAGGGTTTTGTTTTTCACCAAATACAGAATAGCCCTGTGCAACTTCTTTTACTTTTGGAATGATTGATTTATGCATTAGAATTAAACCAAAGCCAGTAATATCAACTGGAATGATTTGATTTTGTGGGAATGGATGAATGGGTTGAGTTAAAAACTCATCTCCTGTTTCCATATACATAGCAGGCAAAGGCTCCATAAGAGTTTGTTCATTTTCGTTACTTACAAAGTATAATCCTGAAACTACTGGTTTAGTAATTTTATCTGCTGCGTCCCAAATCATTTTAAAAACTGGCGGGGTAACAATAACATCTGAATCTACCCAGAGTAACCAATCTGTTCCCATAGTTTCCCAACCATCAAACAATGCTTGTCTCTGTCTAGCAATCTGATTACCGTTTACACGAATATGATTAACTACATTAATTCCAGCCTTTTGTGCTTCTGTCATTGTTGCAATAACTCCTGTAGCAAATCTTCCTTCTACCATTCCATTATCGCACCAACCAATACTAACTGTTTCTTTGTTGCTGTGTCCAGAAGTTGGCTTGTCTGTTGTTTTGTTTGGCTTATTCTTAGCCATTGCTGTGCTCCTTTAAATGACGAGAAAGTGTCTGATGAGCAAATATACCCCAACGCACTTCAATTTCTTTATTGCATAAGTGACAAGTAATTACTCTACCCTTTTCCATATATTCATTATACAGTCAGATTAGTAAAAAGTCAAATTACGTTTACGCCAGAATGGCTATGTGAATTAGGATTATCTATAAAAAATCTATGACCATCTTCAGAATCAGCGTAGTCTAATACAGCACTCTTTAGATAAGCATAGGACTCTTCATCTACTCTGAGATCAAACCCTTTAAATCTTAATAGGCGATCATCGGATCTTTTTTCGTAATCAAAATATACCTGATGCTTAACAATATTATTATCATCAAGAACTGCAGTTACTCTCAAAAAGAAAGTTTCATTTGGCATAACTTGTTTATTGTTATCGATTAATTCTGAAATTTTTTCTTTAGCGGGTTCAGTTACTTTCATCTTCTACTCCTCTTGATATAGATGCGGCAGTTTTAAATGCTCGTAAAGTATTACGACTTTTTACCTTACCAGCCATTTTCCAATCTGCAGCGGTGTTCTCAATTTCTTTTGCAATTTCTTCACGCATTTCTTTTATAGTATAAACAAGCAACTTCCATACTTCATTGCGCTGCTCTTCTGTTAATTCATCTAAAAAATTTTTTTCTGTCATTGTGCTATTATCGCTCCTAAAATAAATCCAATAATAAATGCACCAATAATAATTTCTTTGAGAAATGTTCTTGGATCTCTTAAGTCTGGAAGTTCTTCTTTCATTACTCTATAATACCAAACAATATGGCATTAGTCAATAAATTCTGCTAATGACATTTTATTTTGTTTCCAGAACATGAGCACAGACTCTCTACACTTTGTATGTAACCTAAGCCCAGTAGGGTTGATATCAGAAGGGGTAGTTATATCGTAAGTAAATAGCCCACAAGCATAAGTCCTATCAGTATTACCCATGATTACACTATGATCTACAATAACTTGATCTTTATCTATGTTGACATTGTATTTATTATCTATAATCATTCTTTCAATGATTGCTTGGGCATGAGATCTTTTTAGTATGTATAGACCAGCGCTGTAATCTGTTCTGAATCTCTTATGCATCTGAATTTTCTTTTGGTTGAACTGTGTCAAACAAAGTTGTAGAACATCGTAATCAAAATGTATTGCGTCTAAAAACTCTTGCCAAGTCCATGGCCAATATTGCACGGTATCCATAGAAAGATCATCCTCTGCAAAGATAGCATACTCAGTATCACTAGTATCTAGCCAATGCTTAATAGCCTTAAGATGAGACATACATGCAGCAGTCTCTGTTCTTTTAGCAGCCTTAGTATTATTTCTTTCTGCTTCATAAATATACTGATGAATATTTTCTTGTGCATCAAAAGCATCTATAAAAGTATAATTAGTTATATCGTAATCTTTAAATAGTTTTTCCATATGCTCACGTCTATCAGTTCTACGTGCTAGATTAATTACGTATACAGGACCAAACCCACCCAGTTTATTCATCTTTGTTTAGGCTCTAACTTATCCCAGTTGCCAGAAGGACTGCCCTGATACATCTGTCCAGTTTCTCTATCTATGAGCAACCATTTTGTTGGAGATAATGTTTGTACAACTAAAATTACTTCGCTCAAAGTTTCAGGAAATTCAAAAGACTCTCTCATATACCATTATCTTCCATATACTTTAATCTTTCCATAATAACATCAGTATTTGGATCAGCCAATAATTGATCAAGAGCCTCTTTAACTACTGGGCGCATTTCATCTGTGTTCGTAATGTTGTAATGATAAGCATCTGAATCTTCTGTGACCCACTTGGCAGCATCTTCTACATCCCATTTGCGGGTATTGATAAGGCGATGTATAACAGGTTTACCAGGCTTAGTAGTAAATGAAGGTTCTAAAGCAAAGATACGGTTATTAGGTTGGATAGCAAAGTTACCATCATCACGTTCAATAACATGGCCACACTTATGCTGACCAGGATTTTCAGAGTATCCATCATCAAGGCTGTTAGCATCTCCGCTATACCAATCCAAAGTAAACAAATACTTACCAGATATCTTAGTCTTAGTTCTATCCATATAAAACATGCGAAGGTTTGCAAGGTTTGAGAATTTTGTGACGGTAACAAAAGGACTAAATGAATTCCACAATACTAAATTATGTATATCTTCTTCCTTAACACCAGGCTTGGTACAGAAAGCATTGATGGGCATTCTCCACCAGATACCCCCATCTTCCATCATAAAATGAAACAAAGGACTTCTGTTTGGTACGCTAGATACACCAAAGATTACACAAGGAAAATATTTATCGTGGCTGTCTTTTTGATCACGTAAGAAATTTCCTCTCACATAACATTCAATTGGGGGTATGTTTGCATTTAATTCAGGCATACCTCAATTGTATCATCCCACTTGATTTATAGTAGCAATAACAGATGGAATTGCTGGTCCACCCATTGCACCTGTATTATTTTCTAAAGTTATACTAGCATTATCTGTTGCCCAATAAATCTCTAAATAATCTCCTACGCTTAACTGCTGAAATAAATTCCATGCAGCAACAATATAAGGACTATTGGAGATTACTGCAACACGAGTATTTGAATATGGAATTGCTATTCCATTTTTTGCAAACCAAATCTCAGCGGTAGTTCCGTTTCCTCCACCACCACGATTGTGTAATTGAATTGAAAATGCAAGATTGTATATTCCAGCATTTGCTGCTACTATTCTGCTATTACCACTTCTAGAAAAAC